GGGGTGAACTCCGTGTCGCTCACCTGGGTGGCGTCTCCGTACTGGAAAAACGTCTTTCCGGTCCCGGCGGTGTCGTCCCGCACGATCAGCACCGCGATCCCCCGGGCGGACCGCTGGATGAACGATGTGGCCAGCTGTGTGAATGTGACCAGAATTTTCGGCAGTGTTACAGCCATTTCATGTTACCTCCAAATCCAAATTCAGCTCTTCCATGGGTTCTGCGTCCGCCTCCGGCACCGGCTCCGTCAGCGTCAGCTCCAGCGAGGCCACCAGCAAGCCGTCCGTCACGGTAAAGGACACGCCCTCGTCAATGCCCAGATAGGTGTCCTCCACCGTGATCCCATCCAGAAACGCCTCCCCGATGGCGCTGCGCACCGCCAGGTTCTCCAGCTTGGGCCGGTCCCGGTCCTTGGCGAAGTAGTACAGCCGGAAGGTCACCGTCCGCTCCCGGCCGGAAGCCAGGAGCCGGGCATCCGTCCCGTCCTCCAGCTCCACCTTGCCGCTGGGCCGGATGATGGGCTTGGACACGTCC